CCGTGGCAGCATAGCTGCCAAGTGCTTGAACAGCACTTTCTTAGGGACCTTCATTGGGGGTCTTCGTTGTCGTGCAATACTCTTTCCTTAGAGCATTGTTCCACTTCGTATCGAAACCGTGCGCGACCGAATTGTCGGTAAAGCACTTAATATATAGTAAAGCTATATAGTCTTCGACCTTAGAGGGCGAGTTTGACAAACTCGCTATCGTGGATCTTTCTTCCATCGGGCCCTGGACCGGCTGAGGAGTACGCCTTGTCAGCGTACTTCCTCTTCGGGCTTCCCAGGTATACAAAAAAACAACCTACGAGTTCTAATGATGAATCGAACCAGAAAGAAAGAGGAATTCGGCGTACCTCGAACCATTACTAACACGTCGAACGATGGGACGGGCCTTCGTGGCTCCGACACAACGTTTAATAGTGAGTATAGTTCTAGTATGACCGATGTTGTTACCCCTAACTTTCGCGAGAAAATTCGCAAAGGCGAGATCATCATGAACCCTTGTAGCCGTACGACTTCGTACGTTTCACGTTCTCAAGGCGGCAACCTGCGTGTTTCACAGGACGGCGCGGCGAGGTGGGCTAACTATGGAGGCGGTGGGTCATTAACCCATTGGTTCACTAGTAAGTCCGATCTCGCACCTGTTATTCCACCACTTAAAAACAGTGGTCGGCTTTCAGACTTGATATCGGAGTCCAAGATGAGGGCTATATCTGCAATAGATAAATCTCCTCATGCATTTTTGGAAGACATACTTACTTTCAAGCAGACTTTGCGTTTTATGCATCGTCCCTTTTCTGATTTAGCCGATCTGGCTGATGATTTTCAGAAAACTTGGCGTAAATATCGTAGACGACCTGGTAAGGCCGCTAAATCTTTAGCCAATCTTTGGTTAGAGTACCGTTTTGCGGCTACTCCCTTCCTAATGTCTCTCAACGAGCTTTATCTCTCGTTGACCAACTACGTCCAAAGACCTTCGTTGGGTACTGCTCACGGCGTGTCTGTTTTTGAGTTCTCGCAACGAGACTCACCGACTGACTCTTCCGGCGCCTGGGGTTATTCTTTAACCCGTAAGCGTAAGATTTACGTCCGCAGTACGATCTTGTATAGCCATAGCAACCCAATCTCCGATTGGCGCTCTGTGTACGGTTTGCGTGGGAAAGACGTACCTAGAGTTGTATGGGACCTTGTCCCGTATAGCTTTATGTTAGATAGAGTATTAGATATTGGCACGTCTATTAGTGCCTTGTCTAATATCGTTGATCCTAACGTTGTCATACAATCTGGTTGTTATAGCACTTTAATTACAGACTCGCAAGAGCTGTCTCTAACGCGTTATAAACGTCCTGGTTGGTCCTACTCCCTCTCTCCCGATGTTGATTCTTCTATAACGGAATCATACAATCGTTCTGTTTGGGCTCCCACTGTTCTTGATGTCGCACCGACTTTCACCGGATCGCGATTAGTCAAGGACGCAACTTCCATCTCTGACCTTGCAACGCTTGTTTATCAGCGTTTCTCTGGAAAGAATAACCGACGGAGGTGACATTATGTCACTTATAAACGGCTCCATACCAGTTGGGGCTACTTTTGCACCAACGGGCGGAACGGCACGCACCATGTTAGATCTTGGCGGCGACCTTAACTCCCGTAAACTTTTGATTGACGAGGGTCTCGCGTTCTCTTTGCGTAAGACTCTCCAATGCTCAGTGGTTGACTCGAAAGCTTCCATCGTAACTGTTGGAAACACTCAGGTCACAAAATACACTGGACTGAAGCGTAGGTTGTCTTTTAAGTTGCCTAAGCAGCTTTCTGACTTGTCTTACTACGTTAATCAGGCGAACATTGAACTGCTAGTTCATCCTGAAACTACAGTAGCAGAGATAGCAAACTATCTTAGTTTGCTCGGTATCGCTGTTTCGGATATCGATTTCGACGCTTTCTTCAAGAGTTCGTCCTTAGCATAATCTTAAGTCCTTTCAATTTGGAGTCCTTTCCTATGAAGAAGCAAAAGTCGTTCTTTGTTAACCACCTGTCTATTGCAACCCAATTAGCAGGTTACATGTCTGAGGACATGGGGGCTGACCATACTGTTGTAGTCAATCCCCTCGTCCGTTCATTTTCAAAGGAGTATCAACATGCGATGTCCCTCAAGAAATTCGAGGTTGAAGGAGATGTTCAGGCTCTTAAACAAGCCTGTCTCACCTCTTTCCGCACTAGGGATAATATTCTTAGTAGCTATAATCGTAGCCTCTCTTCACAGAGAATGGCTATCAACGATGATAGTTGTCTAGGTTTTATCTTAAAGCGGGCCCAAGCTGTTGTAGCTTGGGTTCTTAATGACATCACTACTGATGACGTATACCTTGCGAGTCGCCACAGCGGCGGCGTAACTATAGGTACGAAGTTCTTTCGTACTGACAGTCAAGCAAAGTTTACGGCTCCAATGAGTTGTACTGAACGGGTGTCGCGACTATTTAAAGACTATTTATCTTGGGACAATGGTCTCAAGCATGCCTTGAAAAGCATGTCCGGCTTAGAAGTCGGCAATATGTTTGACATAGTTCGCGGTTCCAGGGCTACTTCCGTTCCAAAATCAGCTGACAAGAGACGTATGATCTGCATAGAGCCCACGTTGAATATGTACTTTCAACAAGGGTTGATGCAAATCATGTACAATCGTCTTAAGAATGTTGGTTTGGACGTGACGACATTACCTCAAACGCATAAGGTTTTAGCTGCTAGGAGTAGTCTTACGTCGCTTAACGCGACGATCGATTTCTCCAACGCAAGCGATTCCGTCAGCTATGAGTTGGTAAAGTTCCTTTTACCTCCAAAATGGTTCTGGTGGCTTGACATAGTCAGGTCTCCGGAAATGTTGATCGGTGAAGAGTATCATCACCTTTCAGCATTTTCCACTATGGGTAATGCAACAACGTTTCCACTTGAAACGCTCGTCTTCTGGAGTATTGCTGTCGCGTCTGTTATGTTTACAGACACGTATGGCTCTTATGTGAGTTGTTTTGAACCATTAAAACAGCTTACCGTTGCTAAGTATAGCGCTCCTCTTCCTTTGAACTCTTCACAGAGTCAGAGAGAGTCTTGTTCTGTATTTGGTGATGACTGTATCTTACCCGTGAGGGCGGCTCGAATCTTTATTGATTCTTGTCGACTTCTAGGTTTTTCGATTAACATCGATAAGACCTTCTTAGATACTGGCTTCAGAGAAAGCTGTGGTGGTGATTACTACCACGGCGTTAACGTCAGGCCTTTTTATATAAGGTCACCGGTAGATCGCAGTCGAGAATCGTTTGAGCCCTGGTTATATACATTACTTAACGGTGTCATAAAGAAATACATCCAGTATTTCGGGCACTTGACGTATGTATATGATAAGAAAGCTCTTCGATTTCTTTTTGATCTATTTGCTAAGCACCGGCTATTGGTTAAGTTGGTGCCGTGCAGTTACCCTGAGGATAGCGGGCTTGTGGGCCGCGATTCCCTTAGAGTTGTACGGAATTACGGAGTTAGTATTTCTCCGCTGGCCGTTTTTCATGATGAATTTCATGATGGCCCCGTACTCCATGGTGTTGTAAAATTTAGATATCTTCGTTTTGTTTATAAACAAAAAGTAGATACCGACCCAGGACTTCAACTTGCTCTGTGGCTCAAAAGGCCGCAAGTAAGCTCGTTTATGTCGGTTCACCATGTAAGCGTAAATCCTAGCGCTTTCTCTTGTCTGACTCTTCCTTTAGCA